CTATCCTACGTAAGATGACGTATATAGGTAGAGCGCGTGGCTTTGCCCAACGACATTCAACGTTGACTGAGAGTCCTTACTGTCTATCCTTTAGACATAAGGCACAGGGCTTGACCAGAAGCCCAGTGACCATGGATACCATCAGAGATGATGTGAGAAGATTCTATGGCCGATTTCCGCAAAGACCAACTGACAATTTGTTCAGGCAAGTTGTATATGATGCTAGAGTAGCATTCCAGGTAGCTAGGGTCAATCCAATACATCTGAACGACCTACCAATGATACGATCCAAGACAGATGTATCATCGCCTGGCATTCCGTGGAAAGCACTTGGTTACAATACCAAGCGTGAGGTTTTAGATGATCCCGTATCGTTTAATGGAATTAGACGTTTCTGGCATCTCGTGAAACATGGTAAGGATGTACGATTACCGGACTGTTCGGCTTTTGTCCGCGCCCATCTAGTGGAGGAAGGTGAATGTAAAGTTCGCGCAGTTTGGGGATATCCTGCAACAGTCGCTTTTCAGGAAGCGTGCTTTGCAATTCCACTTTTGGAGCAATATAAGCGAGGTGGAACCCCAATCGCATACGGCCTCGAAACAGCGAGAGGCGGTACTTCGAAGATCCGATCACGTTTCAGTGGGTACGATAATTATGTGAGCTTAGATTACAAGAACTTTGATAAATCCATTCCGGCTTGGATGTGTCGAATCGCGTTTGACATACTATTAGACTCGCTGGATTTAACTCGCTATTCAGTCAGCGGGGTTCCTGACTATTCGCAACTTCTTCTAGTTTGGGAAAAGCTAGTTGATTATTTCATCAATACCCCGATTCGTCTCTGTAATGGGGAACGTTATCGTAAGAACATGGGTGTTGCGAGTGGTAGTAACTTTACGCAGTTGATTGACTCCATCGTTAACTGGATTGTCACTCAGTACTGTTTTCGAAAAGCAGGTCACAGGATACGCGATATGATTGTGTTAGGCGATGACTGCCTCATTGCATTGGACTCCAAAGTTAGTGTCGAAGAACTTTCAGCGATAGCTCGCGAAGTCTTTGGAATGACATTCAATGTAGTGAAGACCCAGCAAGATGTCAGGCTTTACCGCTTGTCTTTTCTTGGATACCGCCTCGAATCACTTCCTGTGAAAGATGAAAAGTCACTCTGGGCGTCCCTAGTGTATCCCGAGGCCTATGATGTGTCGTATGACCGCTTCGCGACACGTGCGATGGGTCTGCTGATAGCCAACTTCGGCGTTCACGTCGAATTTGACAGGACATGCAGATTGATCGTATCGAAGGGTTTTGATCCTTCTGAGACCAGGTCATTGTCACGGTACTTGGATACAATGGGAATCGAGGTGCTTCCACGCAAACCTCCTGACATTTTCACCCTGTACACTATGGCAGTAGTGTGTTGAGCGTAATTTAATTCCACGGTGTCTAAATATATGGACGGATAACGAGAC